GCTATAACACCTCTACGTGTCATTCCTGCACCAGATTTAGTGCTACGATAGTTTTTCTTATTACGTTTAGGCATTCCACCTTTTGCAAAAGAATCTATATCTATTTCGCCTATTTCTAAACCTAAATCAGCGTAATAATTCATGTTACGTAAAAGTTATAGAAACGTTTGGACAGTTAGTTACTGTAACGTGAATACCATCTTCAAAAAGAATACCATTTCCTGGAACATAAACAGATAAACCATCTACACCAAATCCATAAGTAGCTATTGTAGAACCAGAAGCTCCACCACTTTTAAAAACTAATAATGCTGATGTAATACCTTCTCCTTGAATAGAAGTTAATCTAGCTCTACCACCTGTTGCAACTAATTGTGCTGTAGCAGTTGCATGAGCATTACCTTGATCTGATGAAAAACTTGAACCACCCATTATCCGTTACTCCCCGTTAAATTAGGACCAGAATATTTATCTGTTAATAATGTGTAAGCTGTAACATTTGTTTTTGTTTTACAAAAAATTACTTTTGGAAATAAAATACCATCGTCTGGAAAAGAAAAATTAACTATATCTCCACTAGTTACATCTGCAATAAATAAAGTATCACCAGCGTTTGAAGTAGTTGTTAATTCTAACAAACCTGCTCCACCACCATCTGATGAAACAATAATTCCTTTAAGCCTTACAGGTTGTGCAATTAATGCAGTCCCTGTGTTTCCTGCTGTTGATCTTGTGGCTTGTATGTCACCTTTAAACATAAATTCTCCTAGTTCGTGGCTCCCGAAGGAGCCACTAATTATTTACTTATTAACTCCAAGGGTTAGAGAATGTTCCATTTCCAACTAAAACAGTTTCGATTTGCCAAATTAAGCCATCGACTGCTCTACATCTTATAAATGAACCTTCTAATCCACCTTGTGTTGTTCCATTAAGTGTTAAAGTATCAGTTCCGCCAGCATTAAAAGCTGTTACAACTCCTGGATCAGTAGCTGTATTATTATATAATGCGCAACCTCTAAAAACATCAGCTGTACTTCTTCCTGCTGCAGTTCCTGCATTTAGAATAAAAGAAGTCCCTGAAATACTTTCAGTTACTATAAACTCATAAACCATACCAACTCTGTTTGTAGAATTTGGATCAGTTCCTGGACCTGCTACTGCTGAATTTGCTGTATCTACAATTGAAGGTAAATTAAATGTAGTAGCAGTATTTGTTACTTGTATACACTTACCTTGGTATAAATCTATACCAGCGACATCAGTTCCACCATCTACAGTTCCTGCGATTGATTGTGCCATGTTTGGACCTGTTCCTAAGAACCCATTAAGGGATCTGACTGGTCCGTCAAACGTTGTTCTTGCCATAATATTTCTCCTCTATAGCGGTTAAATAATGTAGTCTCTATAGCGTCTGCCTAGACAGTCTACAAAATTATTATTTTCTAGGTCTTCTTATTATACATAAAAAAAGGGACGATGTGAACACCGTCCCTTTTAAGTAATACCGCTAGGTATTTAATCTAAACGATTATTAGCTTGTAGGTAAGTTTCCATTACCAAACACGGCTCTAGGGTCAGACCAACCGAAGCTGTATCTTTCTCTAGCTTTAAATCTTACGTTACCAGTATCGAAGTCGCCTTCCATATCAGTTTTGATAGGTGATCTAACGAAATGTTTAAATCCGTTAGGCGTATCAGTAAGAATAAAGAACGAATCACTGTCAGCTAAAAAGTTATTAACTCTGTAACCTTCAGGAATCATTCCCATGTTTACAATCGCATTGATATCATTGTCAGCTGTTGACGTTCTTTGAGGTGACTTCATTAGTCTTTCAGCAGTAAATTGTAATTCTTTTGGAATTATCATTTTCTGACCGTTAAGAGCAACTTTTAGTCCTCTTTCGTCAACGAAACCTGCAATGTCAATCAAAGATTGCTCAAGCGATGTTTCATTCAAATCAGCAGCAACAGCTAGTACGTTCGAGAACGTTGAGCCAGTTGCTAACGGATGCGCATTATTAATCAAAGACACGCCATCACCGCCTAAGGCAGTAGTAACTTGTGCATTGTTTAAAACAGCAGCCGCTTTGACTTGTTTTGTGTTAGACATAGATCTTGCAAGTGCTCTAGTATATCTAGCTGCAAGTCTGTCATACAGATTGTCCTCAATAGCTTCTTCAGTAATAGAGAATGCTAATGCGATTGTGTCGTGTGTGTATCTAGCTGTAAAAGTCTCTTGAGCTTGATCGAACACTACTCCAGCACCTTCTTGTTTAACAGGTGCAGAAGCGAAACCGCTTAACATTACTTCTTCTTCAAAAGCTCTGTCAGACGCCTCAGCTGGGAAAATTTCCGCATGCTGATTTTCGTATCTGTTGTACTCCAGGCCGAATAGTGCATTCAATCCTGGCTCTAGTTCTTTAACTAGTTGTGATCGTGATATAGCCATAATTTATTCTCCTATTATAGTCCTGTGCCACTTCTGTAGAAGTGATTGTTGATTCTAACTAGAATGTTCGCGTTAGCTGAACTAGTATCTGAGTTATCAGGGTCTTGCGAAATATCTATTGCTTGTACAATAAATGTTGCATTAGTTCCTGATTCACTCACATCTAATTGCTGTGACGAATTTCCAGTTTTGATATTTCCACTAACTGCTGTTAGCGAGTAGTTTTGAAACAGATCCGCTCTTGCGAACGTTGCATCGGCATCAACTAAAAATACTGCGTCAGGGTCATCAACAACGAAAGCTGTAATATCAGCTGCTGCAACTGAACCTGGGTAGTAGTTTGAGAAGGTCGGCTTTTGCGTAGTAGGATCTGTGTAAAAACATCCATTGAAAACACCCACAACAGCTGTCGAAGTATTACCAGGGTATCTTTCAATATTTCCACCAGTAACTGGAATTACCATGTCACCTTGAAATATTGCAGTACCGTAGTTATTTGCAACAGTGTATCTGTTTTGAGCGCCAACAAGTGGTGTACCGTCTAGTTTTCTGTAAGGTCTAAGACCGAACTTTTCTATTACGTTTGACATTTGTTTTATCTCCTATTATGTTTATTTATATTAGCCGCCTTAGGTAGTTATCGTTAAGAAATTATTTCTTAGAATTACCGCCAAAGGTCACTCGAGATTGCCTTTCAATATTGATTGGCATCCCTGGTTGTTGCTCCCTCATAAGATCATTATCGACTGCGGTCATTTGGTCTTGAGTAATTTTATTAAAATACTCAGCGCGCGATTTTAAAATCTCTTCCGGTATCCTTGCCAACACAAGGCCTCCAATTCCAATGCATCCATCGTATTGACCTGATTTAATCACAGGATATTGCCCTAAGCTTGGGTTTGAAAGAATTTCATCTGCTCTTACAAATTCCCAACCTTCTCTAAGTTTTTTAGTTACGTTAGCCGTATCCTCAAACCCAGTCACAGATGTTCTTATCCATCTATGAGCGTATCCCTGCGGTGCAGGTGGTGCATCCAAACTGGACGGTGGAGCCCAAGCAGTTTTAGTCATATTTTCTTTTCTGCTTTCTGACTCGCGTGAGGTTCTTTTTATAGTATTATCCATTTGCATTCTCCTTCACGTATTTTGCGTATTCCTCTAGTGGCACCCCTAATTTTTTAGCGATAGCTATTTGTGAACGAGTGAGTTTCACTGATCGGCGTCCGTTTTGGTTTCGTTGAGCAGAGGCCACAGTTTGGACGATTTTCTTTGGCTCCTGACGATTAAACTTATGAGGGAAATTATCCTTCATTGTTTTATCAATTTCATTATAATACTCCTGACTCTCTACGTCAAACCCCTGGTCTATAAGATCTTGGTGAATTTGAAACGCAGCACTTGTCATAATCTTATCTGACCCAAACCATTCATTACTTTCAGCCCAATTTTGAGCCTTTCTAGATGGTTCTGGATAAGTAGGATTTTGAGGTGGTGGAGTAGTTTGTTGAGTTTCAGCTCTAGTAATTTCTGTTTGCCTAGCTGCTTCTCTTTCATCTTCTTCGACTGCAGTCATTTTAGCTTTTTCTGCTTCAATGGCTAACTTGGCTACTAAAGAATTTGCATCAGCAATTTTATCTGCATCTTGATCAACAATTGCATCTTTTAAAGATTGTCTTGCTTTCTCTTGTTCTGCAGCTACTCTAGCTGAGTATTGTTCAACATAACTTTTACTAGTTTTAGTATATTTAGTTTCAGATACATCTAATTTAGATTTAAGAGATTTTGCATAATCTAATGCTGCTCTTTCTCTTCTTTCAGACTCTCTGATTTTAAAAGTTAGTTTATCAATTCTTTTTTTAACTTTTTCTGAAACATCTGATAAATCATCAACCTTAGTTTCTTTTTTATCTTCTTTTTCTTCAACTGTAATACCTTCGATTCCTGCAGTTTTAGGTTCTGTATATCCTAAATCAACTTCTTCTCTAGGTTCACTTTCATTCGATTCAACTTCTGATTGTTTTTCAACTTCAATCGACTGTTCTTGGATACCATCGGTATCTAGTTCTACCTCTTTGGAGGTATTAT